CTCGTTCTTATGAAAAGATTGTTTTTCAATCCTTTTCAGATAGTTTGGTAAATGTCGTTTTTGATAAATACTTATCTGTTTTGTGTTAAATGAAGTTTTTGCTCTCGTAGTAATCAATCACTCGCTTAACCTCAACCGATTTCAGCACAACGATTCTGTAATCTTTACCGCACTCCCTCTTAACCCAAAAGTCGTGTGCGGCTTCTGCGATAGAGCTGTAAGTTAGCATTTTCGTGTTGCTGGTACGCTGGTGAGGAGGACGGTATCGGTAGTCTGTGCCGTACAAAAACTTCCCGGTCTTAATGTTCTGAATTGCAAACATTGTCTACCTCCAAACGCTTCCTTGATTTATCCGATTTAGATTATCTGCTATTTTTCAAAAAGTTCTTCGTGCGAATCGTCTTGAGAGCAGACACTTTTTTCTTATATGTCTCCGGGTACAGAATCTCAATAGTCTTGAGAATCGTGTCTGTATCAACGCTCAAATCATCGCTATCGTCCCCAATAGTTATAGCGTCCATGATTCTATTTAAGAGCATACCAGCCCGGTCGTTCGTGCCTCTCATGCTGTCGTAAGAACTCTTTGACAGAATGACAGTGTTTACTTCGTTACTCATATTTAACCCTCCGATTCCATTCCATCAATGCCCGTCTCAATTCCTTGTGGTGTAGGGTAGAGACCCCACACAGATTACACTGAATGAGGTAGAAGGCGTGATAGTCTTGATAGATACCAGCCTTACCGCCGCACATCGGGCAACGTTTAATGTGCTGTTTATTTTTCATTGAACTCCTCCTCGAGAATCTTCTCAAGCTCCCTCGTGCCGACAGCTTTCATGTAGGTGTGCGGAGCTTTGACAGTAGATACCCTAATTGCACTCTCGGCAATACGAGCCTTGAGACGTTCCAGCAGAGAAGCGTTCTTCATCTTGGCACCATGATTGAAAAGTCGTATCTCGTCTTTCTTGAGCCATTTCTGCCACTTACCACAAGCGGAGCAGTAAAGCCCGGTCTGATTGCCGTGTTCCTCTGTGAAGAACTCCTTGCCACCGCATTTGCAAACCATTGTCGTCATTTTCTGTACCTCTTTTCTGCGGACTGAATCCGCTCGTAGATGTCATCGAGAGACTCCGTAACCACGATATAATCCTCCTCGCCGCCAGTAAAACAGACAGTAGTTGTTCCCTTATCCCCGTTTTTACCCTGTACGCAGGTGACAGCAGTGACAAGGTTGAGATTTACAAGTACCTGCCCGATAGTCGGACTTGTGAGCCAAATGAACATTGTCATACCTCCTCAAAAATGTCGAGAGAAACGGTTATTTCGTCCTCCTCGGTATCGTCTACGGCAACATAACCAATGCCGTCACATACAGTAGACAACTGGCAACAGTCCAAATCTTCCCCCGTTGCTTCGATGAAACTGTCACAGTCGATTTCAACCACTTTGAAATATCGTGCCATCGTTTTACCCCCTCAGTTTTAAGATTTCTTTTACACAATCGGAACAATAGCACCCCTCATAACCCTCAATCTTATATAGAAAACACATCCAACTTCTATTCCATTTGCCTTTATCGAAACACCTTTTACAAGAGCCTTGTCCTTCGCCAACACAGCGAGTTATTTTCAGTCGGTTCATTTATAATTCTCCTTCCAAATCTTCTTTAAGAAGTGTGAGCATTTCTTTCAAATCTTTAAGAGAGAACCCTTCCTTATTGCAGGTGTTGGTTCGTCCCAAATGTTTATACCAGTTAATGATCGTGCCGCTATCAAAATGAATAATGTAAAATTCGTCAGAATTTCGACAGAGCATAAATTCATCAGTAATTTTCGGATAACCACACATAACTTCAATGTCGAACACTTCTTCATTTGTAAACACTTCGTAAAAAGTATTTACAAAATCATCACGTTCAAAATGATACTGTGGTAGAGTTTCAAGATATTTGCTCATTTACAATACCTCCTTCAATTTCACGCCCCAGTAGATAGCAAATCCGCTGGAAATCGATTTTCTGTCAAACCACTCCGGGTGACGCTCCATTTCGGAGTTGAACTTACGAGCAGAGAGGACATAAGCACCCTCTGATTTCGCCCAAATCTTAAAGGCATTGTATAAGTCCTTTGCCTTGATATTGGCGTTCTCGTCCCGGTCACAGCGGTTCTCAAGGAACTGCAACACGAGGTCATTCTCGTTCTCATACTTGGTGACAACCTTCTTGAGTTCGTCACTCATAGCAAGTCCACGTTCCTTGTAGTGGATATATCCACGCACCAGCCACATGAAGATACCGCTCATAGAGGACTGCTCGCACAGCTCGTCTTTGAGGTGTGTGTCCTGTTCCTCTGGCGTGAAGTGACGATTGAACTCAACTACCTTGATACGCTCGGAAGCGAACAGGGACTTGTCTGTCACCATCGGAAGGTCGTTACAGGAAAGCCAAAGAGTGAACTGCGGCTTGAAAGTAATCGCTGACTGGTACAATGCACGAGCGGAGATTTCCTCGCCGCCTGTGAGCTGTTTGATTTTCTCCTCATCCAGCTTGCCGTATTCGTTGCTCTCACTCATTGTGACGAACCTCTTACCCTTTAATCCTGCAAGAGTAGGGGAAGCGGCTTCTGCGTCCTTCTGACGGTCTCCACGACATATCATGCCAACAGGAGTAACCTTGGCATAATCACCGAGCATAGTCTCGATGGTGTTGAGCAGAGTAGACTTACCGTTACGAGTAGTCTTACCATGAAGAATGAACATACACTCCTCGTTGCTAATACCCAGCATGGAGTAGCCCAAAGCCCTTTGAAGGAAGTCTGCCTTGTCCTCGTCATTCTGTGTGACCTCTTTAATGAACTTCTCCCAGCGTTTACACTTGACCGTCTTTGAAATGGTGTGGTTGAAAGCAGTCTGCATGGTAAGAAAATCGTCCCAGCTATGTTCCCGGAAGGAGAAGTCTCGAAGGTCGTATGTACCGTTCAAGCAGTTAATCAGATAAGGGTCTGCGTCAAACTGCACAGCACTGATACGGAGTTCTCCGGTAGCGTCCTTGAGGATTCTGTCTCTCATACGCCTGTCACCCATCTTATTGACGAACCCGGTATAGGACTTTCGTAAATCATCGTCCTCGATTTCACCACAGTAGAGAATCATCAGACGAACGAAATCCTTGATTTTCTCTGACACGAGGATAGAACCCTCGTCCTTACGCCATGCTCCCTCGTGATAGGTGTACCAGCTCTTGTGTTCCGGGCAGTAGCGAGCTTCGTGAGAGTAGAGCAGACCGAACAGATTTGCCATACCCATTTCAGACCATTCAAAGCCGCTGGAAGTCTCGTCAGCTTTCTCCGGGTGATACTGCTTGATAAGGTACATCTTTGAGGATAAATCCTCGTCCATAATGACACGACCATTTCGTGTCTCGAAAAGCTCTTGCATTACTTATCACCTCGCTGTCATTCTATCGAGAAGCTGTTCATACAGCGTCTTGTAGAGATTTCTTTCAACAGCAACCGGGGTGTTTTTCTCAACCTCTCTCTCTACTTCAATGGTAGGAGCAGTGATACCGAGAGAACAGAGCATTGCGGCGTTGATACCTTCCATTTCTACGTCCGTACAGCAACGAACAAAGTCACCCAGCCTGTCCTTATGAATGGTATAAATCGTCTCACAAAGAGCGGTAGAAGGTGTCTTACAAAGCACCTCTGCGTGTGTAGGCATTAGTTTCTTCTCCTGTGAAGTCAGATATACGACCTCGACAGAATCAGAGTGTCTATTCAATTCATCAGAGGAGACAATCACTCCCGGTCTCCCAGCGGCGTTACTCGGGTCAGTAGAGTAGCATTTTGCATGAGCGATATAATAAATTTCACCTCTCTTAACCCTGTCATTGTTCATGTAATAACTCATTATTTCTTACCTCCTAACACTGTGATTGCACATTTATTTTTATCCTCAATCCACCACGCACACTGCTCATGTACACACAAAACAGGTTGTGTACCAATCTTTACAGTGTTGTTTTCGTCCACGACCGTATTAGTCGTGAGGAGAGGACATATCATTTCCTGTTTCATTTTCCTTCAACCTCCTATACTTGCCGCAGTAGCACTTTGAGGATTTACACCTCAAAGCGTAGCGGCACTCATTATGTAGAGGGCAAGCGTGGCAGACACATCTTTTCTTACAGTCTTCACATCTTGTCTGCACGACATTCACCTCCGTTCTTTATTGAACTCGCCCCCCTTGTGGGGCGAGATTTTAGGATAAGAGAAAGACCGGGCGAACGCCACCAGAATAGAAAGCGTTGTTGTAGTTCGCATTACCGTTGTAGTCGACACTGACGAAAAGGGAAATGGGACCCTCAATTTTGTTCTGCAACCAGTACAATTCCCATGTACCTGTCTCCGAACCTTGGAAAGCGATACGCTCACGGCGGTTCTCCATGCCGTAGAAGCGTCTCACAGATACAGGCTCGTCCTTAGCGTTAGCGTAAGGGTTCTCTCCGAAGATTTCACGCTCGGTAGGAATACGGAGCATATCAAAGCAGTTCGTCTGACCTACTCGCATGCCAACCATGCGACCCTTGATTTCCTCCGGGAAGCTCTCGAAGATTTCGCCGTTCAGCTTCTTGCGAAGGTCGGAATGTTCGTAGTCAACCTTTTCGGCTCTGCTGAGATTCTCGAACATTTTCTGCTCGTCCTTGAGACAGTCAACGGTCATAAAGAGCATACCGTTAGGTGTCTTTCTGACAGCCGTTGCCTGTACTTTCTCACCAGTGGTGAGGTTGAAGGAGATAATGTCTCCTAACTCGAATAACTCTGTGTTAACAGTAATTTTTCTTTTAACTTCCATTGTGAAGTCCTCCTTTAATCTTTATTGGATAATTTCTTATCTCTTTGCGATTATAAGATAACACATATAAGATTTAATGTCAATACCTAAGAGATAAATTTTTATCTTTTCTGTGCAAATTATCGTCTTCTGTGTCTAAGTGCTTTTCGCACTCCCTCGGAGCGTTGCTCATACAGTTCACTGAATCGCCTATGTTCCTCACGAATGACTTTCTTTTCTTCCTCCCGCAGTTCCTTTTCATGTATATATTCGGGACATACACCATGACAACCGGGGTATCGCTTCGGAGCAACGCAGTCCTTACAGCATTTAATCTTCATCGCTTATACCTCGTGACGCTGTTGCAGATAGTTCGCAACTCGTTTCGGTCGAGAGGTGGATCACAGGCAACCGTATTGGCGTACAACAGCTCCTCGTAAATCTGTGACTTGGAATAACCTTGGTTGTGGAGCATACCGGCGAGAGAGGTTAGACAGATGTTGCGGCTCCCGTCCGGGATTCTTGGGTAGACTGGACGGAGCTTCACACGCCCATTCACGACAGGTTCTTCCCATACCGGGACGTATATCTTGTCTCGCCCAACAACCACCTTATCGGAGGTCTTTCGGGCTTCCGGAAAGTATTTCTCCACCACATAATCAATCGCTTCTTGGTTCTCGATGATTTCTCGGTAGAGAAGGGTGTTCCCGGTCATAATGAAGTAGCGAGC